GGTGGGGGATCCCACGTTGACGTGGCACCCGCTGACGCCTCACGGCGCAGCTTCGTCCTCGTTTTTCTACGACTCGGAAATGGCAGATCGCTAGAACTACCGCGAAGTGCCGCATTCATTAACACGGTTGAGTACCGTACTGCAGCTTGCAACGCCCCGTCTTGCACGGGTTCGTAACAAACCTCATACCAAATAGGAGCCTGGAGAGTTTTATCTCGACCAAAATCCGATCTGGCATGAAACTCGTCAAGAGGTAGAGTCAAAGCACCATCAATCCGCTTCCCTTCACAGGGGCGGACTAACGGGTAGTCTGACAATACTTTGTAGGCAATGTCTTCCCAGACAGGCCTAAGAAAGGAGAACCATTTCTGATTTCCCCTCACGAGATTGCAGAACTTGACCAGAGCTCGGGTTGAATCGAGTTTATAGTCAAGCGTTAATGGGCGTACGTTAACGCCTCCGAACCAATCTGCCCCACAAGACTCACGAAAGGGACCTTCCAAGAAGGTTTTCCGAGGGTTATGTCTGAATCCCATTGCGTACAGAAGTTTCAAAACCTGTTCCGCGTGGGACCGCCGAACCACAATGTCATCACCGTAGACTCGAAAGTCATCGGTGAAGACGTGGCAGGCGGCCGCAAACAGCAGCGACTCTAAAGGGAAGCAGAAACCGTTACCCATCGACGCAAACTTGTGGTACCGACGGATTTCGCCGTTCCACTCGAATGCAGGCGACCGAGCGTCATCCAATAGCCGAAACCACTCGCGTGGTAGTAAGCTGCGGACTAGCTCGATGCACACACTGTCAGATGCACTTGACAGGTCGATGGTACAGTAGGGATCCTCGCCGCCGAGACTGCCCTCGAGTGCCGCAACCTGATTAGGCTGCTGGTCTCTGAGGTCAATGCCGAAGCGAAGCAATTTCCGACGCATCACTACGTCGATACCCTTCTGTAAATAACCATTAAGTAACGGTTCGACAGCGATCGTGCGGTGCACGAGGGCTGTCTTGGGGACGAACACGATCTTGTTGTGCACCACTTCCTCAACTTTTGCGAACACCTGAACCTCGAAAAGTTCAGGGTCGTAAGCTACAAACGTATAGCGCTCGCGTAAACTGCTAGCTTGAAAGCCGCTAGCGGAAAGCTTGTCTATACGCGCCCAATCGATCGAACGGTCCTCCGCGCAGAGTAATTCCCACGCGAGGGGGTCAGTCTTAAGGGCATTGAGGACGTATGGTAGTGCCAGAGGCGTCACGGACCAGCGATCGGCAAGGTACTTATGCGCGATGCTGGTAGCATCTCCGTTGACACCAATGCTTGCACCTGGACCGAAATCAGCAACCTGATAGATAGACCGTAAAGGAGGCTTATCGCCGAGAACTTCGCGTATCCACCCCCGCATAGCGTTGTACTGCTTATGCAGGACAGGAACAACCCGCCTATTTCTAGCGCGGTGTATTTGGTTGTATCGTTTGCAACGGTGTTCTGCTGCAAGGAATTTCCGTGTAGCGAGCTCCTCAGCTTGCGCGTCGAGGCCCTCAAACGGGTACTTTACAACCAGTGATGAGATCTGATTCGCTGCGAAATGCTCCGCAGGGGTAGTATACATCTGTTTACCCAAGGAATCAGCCCACTCCACGAGCGGCAAGGCGTCTCCATTACGAAGTACGCCGAGCAATTGTTCCAATCGCTCACGGAGTGTTGGTGGTAGGTCCGGACACAACACTGACAAGCATCGGACAAAGAACTTCTCGCCCGATTTTGCAAATCGCTTGTCCAGTTGTGCGAGGCTTATTGCAAGCTTCGACATCTTTCGTTCGGATCTCATTGCGGGAACCCTCTGCGTATTTACACCCTATAAACAGTCCGTCTATAAGGAGGTGCGTAACAAACAGGAATAAAATAATACTGAATCCTGCCCGACATGCGTACAAGTCATGGTAAGGCATCGGCGTTCAACAGGTGCTACTTGTTGACCGTCAATTTCTTAACTATGTCCTTGAACTCGGTGGAGGCGATCCAAGCCCCCATGTCAGCACAAAACGCATCGATGTCGGCACTAGCCATACCAACCGGCCAGATCCCACCTACGTTGAAGATTGCGTCGGCCGTTGCGGTCAACGCGCCTGTCAACGTGGCAGTGCGGGTCAGTTTGGCGGTGGTGCGAGCGACGCCGGAAAACGTGGTTGTCGGCTTTGGTTGCACGCGGGCGAGGAGGACATGGTCCTTCACGCTAAGCGTTTGGCTTGGGCCGGCGTACACAACGGCGTTCTGCGACACAGAGTCAGCAGTATAGCTCTTGGTGTTGATGGTCAACGACATGGTACTATCCTCACGGATGTATTGTCCCTAGCGCAAGAATTTACCGCGCATCAGTTGGGACGTTAACATAAAGGAGTCTACTAGACGCAAATCACCCCGTATTGATTGTAGGGCTTTCGGCCTCCAGCTTATCCCACGATATTGCAAATTTGGTTGCCTAGTACGCGCAACCCGGGTTGCAACTAAACGCGCAGTACTACCACGCGTTATTACCCGGCCAGCGACTGGTGTCGTGTCGATGCACT